TGCGGCAGACTCGGTGGTACGAGTTGCGGCACCATGGGTTGCGTCGGACGAACAAGCCTTGGCCGAAGGCGGCGGACCTGCATTGGCCGTTGATTGATACGGCGATCGAGAAGCTGAAGCCGTTGTTCCTCCAGCAGGCGCTTGGGATGGATGTCGTGGCCAGCTTTGTGCCGATGCGCCAGCAGTTGAATGCGTACACGAAGGTCGCGGAGGACTGGTTCAACTACAAGATCCGGGAGAAGACCAACTTCGTGGATGAGGTGCTCTCCTGGGTGGACTACACGCTGATGAGCGGGCGTGGGGTGATGAAGTGTTTCTGGAACCCGGGGGACAAGCGGGTGGGGTTCGAGGCGGTGGACCCGATGTATTTCGTGGTGCCGCCGTACACCACGGATTTGCAGGATGCGGACTGGGCGGTGCATGTGATGCCGATGAGTGTCAATGCGTACAAGCGGATGGCTGGCCAGTTCGGGTGGAAAGCGGACTCGAAGACGATCGAGAAGATCAGGGGGAATCCGCAGGAGGACGACAATATTCCGGGGGCTGCGGAGGAGAATGATGCGAAGCAGTTGCGCGAGGGCATCACGTACACGAGCAACACCGATGGGGTGATCGTGTGGGAGGTGTATCGGAAGCGGGATGACGGGGTGTGGGAGGTGTATCTGTACAGTCCGGCGGCGGTGGATCTGGATCTGCGGGATCCCATGGAGTTGCCCTATGACCATGGCCAACTGCCCTTCGTGGATTTCCCGTACGAGATCAAGGACAAGGGCTGGTTCAGCCCGCGTGGGGTGTGCGAGATCCTGGCTCCGTTCGAGCTGTCCATGACCTCGATGTGGAACCACAAGCATGACGCGATGACGCTGTACAACCGCCCGCTGTTTCGGGCGGAGCGGGAGCTGCCGAACAGCATCAATCTCAGGTTCCAGCCGGGGCAGATTCTCCCGTACGGGGTTGCTCCGGTGCAGATGCCGCAGCCGCCGGTGAGCTTCGATCAGGAGCTGAACCAGACCCGGGCGGTGGCGGAGAACCGGATCGGGAGCCCGGATTACGGGATGGCCAGCGTGATGAGCGGCGGGAGCGATCGCAGAACCGCGACCGAGATCCAGAGCATCAACGCGCAGGCGATGCAGAGCGGGGATCTTCGGGCGCGGCTGTTCCGCATGGCGCTGGGCAAGCTGTACCGGCAGGCGTGGGGCTTGTACGTGCAGTACGATAGCCAAAGCCTTCGCTATCGGTTCGCGGAGGATTCGCTCGAGGCGGACCCGGTGGCGCTGCACGATCAGTATGAGCTGGAGCCGAAGGGCGGCATGGACATGGTGAGCCGGCAGATGATGATCCAGCAGGCCATCAACCGGAAGCAGTTGTTCATGAACTCGCCCTGGGTGGATCAGGTGGAACTGGACAAGAGCATCATGGAGCTGGACGACCCGAGCCTGGTGAAGCGGCTGCTCCGGGATCCGGGCCAGAAGGCGGCGGACGAACTGGAGGACGAGACCAAGACGATCCCGACGCTGCTGGTTGGTATCCCGGTCCCCGCGAAGCCGGGCCAGAACTTTGCGGGCCGGATCGGGGTGCTGATGCAGTACCTGAATGGGGCGATGCAGCAGGGGCAGGTGATGAGTCCGGTGAGCAAGAACGCGTTCATGCAGCGGATCGACAGCCTCCTCCAGGGCTACGAGCAGGTGGCGACGAACGAGGCGCGGAAGCTGCGGAAGGAGATCCAGAAGTTCTTCGAGAGCACGGGATTGCTGGTCGCCCAAACGGCTCCACCCCCCGCTCCTGTGGCTGAGCAGCCGATGATGCAAGGATGATGATCACCGTGACCTGTAAGGATTGTCGGTTCTATTGTGTGGACGGAACCTGCCGCAGGTTCCCGCCCGCCGGAAGACCGAGTTGCTGGCCCACCCTCAATGCCAACGACTGGTGCGGCGAGTTTGAGGCGAAGAAGACCATGATACCTCACGTCGAAATCAATATCGCGCCCACGACTCCCAAGGAACCGGAGCCGGAGCCGATCCTCATGCAGAAGCTGGAGGAAGGAGTGCCGCCGAAGATCCGGTTCCAGCGCAAGAAGCCGGTTGTGGCCGACCTCAACGAGATCCAGGAATCACCGCTATTCAGCGGAGGGGAGGGCTGATATGGCTGAATACCAAGGCAAGAAGGTCACGCTCAACAAGCCGTTCTACACCCCGGGCGAGCGGAAGAAAAAGGCGGTGTATGTGCGGAGCCCGAAGGGTACCGTGATCAAGGTCCGCTTCGGCGATCCCAAGATGGAGATCAAGCGGGATGATCCGGAGCGCCGAAAAAATTTTCGCGCACGGCATAACTGCGCCAGCGCCACGGACAAGACCACGCCGAGGCATTGGAGCTGCAAAGCGTGGTGATCCATTTCCAACATGAGAAAGAAATCCAAGTTCAGCAAACTGGCTAGCGAACTCCGTAAGGAAGGGGCCGATGATCCCAAGGCCCTCGCCGCGTGGATCGGTCGCAAGAAACTCGGGGCCGCAGAGTTCATGCGCCGCGCCGCCGCCGGTCGAAAGAAAGCGTCCAGCAAGTGATGATCTCCTTCATCGCACGAGCCCGCGCCGCGTGGACGTTCACTCGGCATCAGCGGTGGGTCGATCCACTACCATGGCGCAAGGAAGACGCCAATGCGCTGAACACTTTCTTCAAGAGCGATACCGGGAAACGCTTCCGGGACGCCCTGCTGAACACCGTTCTCATGCAGAACGCTTCAGCCATAACTGATCGAAACCATTTGCAATACTCATCAGGTTTTGCAATGGGTCAGGCCAGTCTTGTGAAGGTCATCGAAGTGATGGCCGACCAAGAATCAATTACGGGGCAGGATGATGATCCGGATTCTGCCACGAACACATAGGATCAAAGTTGCGGTTGTTGGTCTGTGCGGGCCAGCAAACGAGTAAAAGCACAACATGCCAGATGATACACTGAGTGCCGATGCAATGCTAGCATTGGCCAACGACTACGATGCCGGTGTCGATATCGACAGCCAGCCAAAGGAGCAGTCTCCAACAACCAATGAGACGGCTCCGGTTGAGCAAGAGTCCTCCGATGCGGGGAACGCCGGCAAAGAGGTCGATGGTGGCGAGCAGGAGGTAGGCACCAAACGATCGGAGCCAGAAGCGAAGGCCGAGAAGAAGACCGAGCAGAAGGCTGACAAGGAGAAGAGCAGCAGCAAGTTCGCCCAGGAACAGAACCGAAAGGCCAAGACCTGGGAGCAGATCAACGCGGAGAAGGAGGCCATCAAAGCCGAGAAGGAAGCGTTGAAGCGGGAGCGGGAGGAATGGAGCAAGCAGCGGGAGCAATCCACGGCTGCCGAGACCAACTCCTTCCGCGATGAGAAGGGCTACACGGCGGAGGACTACGAGGCTGCGGCCAAGGAGTTCGAGGCCGATGGCGATTCTCAGTTGGCCAAGGCAGCGCGAGCCAAGGCCGAAGGAGTCCGCAAGTCTGCAACCGAACGGCAGCAGAAGGCGCAGCAGGAGAAGTTCGCAAAGGCATGGGCTGATTCGTATGCCCGGTTGTCCGAGAAGGAGACCTGGTTGAAGGATCAGAACAGCGCCGAGTACAAGCGTACTGTCGAATTGCTCCAGAGGGTGCCCGTGTTGCAGTCGATGCCGGATGGACTCGTCCATGCGGTCGAACTGATGAAGCTCCAAGACTCAGCAGCCAAAGCACAGTCGATCGAGGCCGAGAACAAGGCTCTGAAAGAACAACTCAACAAGCTCCAGCAGAAGACCGCTATTGGTAAGAGCATCCCGGCAGGACAACTCAAGGCTGAGGAGAAGGATTTCTCCAAGCTATCTCTCAAGGAGCAGAGGGAGGCGCTGTTGAAAGCGTCCAGAGCGTTCGATCGGGAAGCGGACTGATAGCACAACCACAACTCAAATATGCCCGTTACTACTTCAACCACGCTCACGAGCCAGTTCCAGAACTACTTCAGCAAGGAGCTGCTCTCCATCGTTCAGCAGGAGACGATCCTCGATCAGTTCTCCATGAAGGCTCCGATCCCCAAGAAC